TGCTGGTCTTCTCCCGTACATGTATCCGCTGATATTAAATATTTGGAATCATACTCAGGCTCGTCGTATATTTTCCACATGCCGGAGCGATCAGGTTGAAAGGTGGAGGTTTTTGCATCTCCTTGTACCGTCAAATTACCCATCTTACTAATCTGAGATGGTACCGCTTTGATCATAGCTTCCACATTTCCTATGTGAAAACGCGGGCGGGAACTCATTAAGAAACATTCATCAGGATCAGATGGATATTCCTGCCGGAATTTACTTAAATCTCCATTGCATTTGTCCTGAAGAACTCTTCTTCTCCAATGCAACTGTTCGTAGTTTACTCCAAATCTTTCAATCTCCTGCTTTTCGTCATCCGTCATAGTATCGATAAAGTCTTGCTCCTCGGATTTATCACGAAACGGCACTACGGAGTCCTCAAATTCAAACCATGCAGCAAATATTTTTGCCCATTCATTGTCCTGAACCCAAGTTCTATAAAACCAACCGGCCGGGCCGTTCGGTGTGGAGTCTGCAACTACTAAAGATACATTATCTCCGTCATATAAAGACTGTAAATAGCCTAAAGCTGGATCCCTTTCACCTTGATTAGGCCAAAAAGCAACCTCCGTCATGTTACCAACCTGAATGGTACCAGATCGTCCAGCATTTTTTGATCCGGCGGTTTCCTTTCCGTAGTGACTCCTACTCTTAAGCTTAATTAAATCGGCAAGATTGCCGCCTTCTTCAAGATTTGTCCCGTTTGGATCCCATGGAAATATGTCGTTCTCCGCATATCTCCGGTAAATCTCGAACACTTTGTCGCTCGTCCCGCTGATATCCCCCATCAAGCTGCCGCTTAGATTGTCGTGCTTTCGCATATGATGGTATGTAAGCGCCTGGGCGCAAGTGCTCGCGCCTTTTTGCCTTGGTTTTAGAATGATCATTTTGCATGGCTTATCCTCAATCTGGCATTTTCTGTAGTGTGCAAACATTCGCTTCTGCAAAGTATTTGCTGCGGGTTTAATATCTTTACCGCGTTTATCTTTAATGACCGCAAATGTACTGAACCACACTTCCGGATCAATGCGGATGAGATCCTGGAGCTGTTGGGTATCGTCGTTATCTTCCATTAACACTTCCAACGACGGCGGGCGGCTTTACCTCGCTCACCATTCCAACTTTTAGATCGCGCGCAGAAAGCTTTACGACGCTTAGCCGCTTTACTCCCCTTCTTTACCTTGCCGGTAACAGCAGTTTTGAGCTTGGATCCGGGATTAGCTTTGCGATATGCGGCTACGCCCTTCTTGGTCATACCGGCACCAGCTTTTGCGGTGCGGTAATTAGCTCCTTTGCCTTTGGTAGTTTTTCGAATTGGGTTGCTAGGTTTTCTTTTTGCGGGCATTGCTGGTCTTTTTCTTAGCTGGCTTTCGGATTGATGATGTTCGTTTTCCCATGCCAACACGCTTTTTTTCGGCTACGACAGAAGCCTTACGCTTGCCGACGCCTTTCCATGTGACTGGGGTTTTCTTTGTAACTTTTTTGCTGGGACGACACTTCTTCACTCCCTTGTTTTTTGAAGATCCACACGGGTTCCCTTTTTCGTCTTTCCACTTTTCTTTGAACCAACGCTTCAAGGCTGCACCCTTGGCTGTCTTTCTTACAGCCATTACTTCTTCCTTCCGGCCCCTTTCTTACGGCATTTGGCTATAGCTCCTGAGGCGTAGGCACTAGGGAATACTTTATAGGATGCTTTTACCTTGTGGTAGCAGGCGTCCTTTTTGCTCTTAGCTTTCTTTGCTGGCTTTTTCTTTCTTGCTGGCACTATTCATTTTCCTCGCTATTGCCTGACGACGCTTAACCTCAGCAGGCGTGTTCATAAATTTTATCTCTTCTAAGCTGTGCATCACTCCTCCAGATCGAAATCTGCTTCAAATTCAACGCTGGTATCGCAGAATCTCTCGATTACTTTAACTGCCGCCTGAGCCATATCCTCTTCGTCGAGGTCGGATTCCTCCCACCAGCGTAAAAAGACTCCGCTTAATTCAGTCTCAAACTGTTTTTGAGGGCTGGCCTCTTTTTTTTGTTTTTTACGTTTCATAAAGTACCTCCTTTTAGACTTGCGGCTGGAGTTACACCGGTTCCAGGTTTCGATAATGCTGCTGATACAGCCTCCATTCTTTTACGAATCCCGGATCTTCCACGAGCTTCCGCATCGCGATATTCATCATTATCAAGGAATTCTTTTGCGGCTTCCTGAAATTCTCCCTTATTAATATGTTCAACCGTTTTTGGGCTTCCGGTTATGCCTCCACGGAATGCGGATTGACCAAGCTGGGTAGCAATTTCAAATGGTAGAGAATCAAATTCGGGTATTTGGGACCGGATTACATCAGTGCGGGCTTCGGCGTCCTGGCGTAAAAGCTCTTCGCCTTTCGATTCGTCTATTACTCCTCCGGGAACTGCGTATTTACCGGTGTGCCCAAAGCCAATAGTCTTTTTGTCCCCAAGTGTTGGGGTGTAGGTTGTGGGTCGGAACGCTTCATACTCCTTCAACATTGGAATCAAAGCTTCGTAATACTGATCTGAGCTCCAGGGGGGAGTTTTATCCTGAGTTTCAACGGGATTTATGTCATCCGCGTTGTACGGCTGCTTCAAAAACTCTTCTATCTCGTAATCATTCATGATTTTCGAGCTCTACGGGCACTTCATGCACCGATTCTGCGTAAATATCGACGATTTCGTTCAAATCGATGCCGGATTGACGGAATCTGGACATAATATCGGCCGGACTGACTGCTTTTGAGCTATTATCGTTAACCGTAATCTCCGCTCTGGTCGCCGGTTTACCGAATCCGTACTCAAGCATGAGTTTTGCGGCGGTTAAACGTACCGTATGCGACGGAACTTCAGCGTATTCTACCCCTCTTTCACCATCTGCACGGTTTTTTCTAACGGTTTGCATTGCTCCGAGCCCTTCGCGAAGTGCCCCCATCGCCAGTTCGAAGTCTTCATCTTTTATAAATTGATGAATATCTTCTCTTAACATTGCTACTTTTTGATTTGCCATATTTTTCTATAAGGAGTCCTCGTTTAAAAAATATGGTACATTTTTGGTACCCCACCTACCACCGGTTGGGGTGCGCCTTCAAAAAGATACTTTTTTATTTCTGTGATTGATAGGCGACTGCGAGTGGTAGTGATAGTGGTACCCCGTGGGATGTGGGGGGTGGTACTGCGAGCGAGGACGGTCACAAATTAGTCACCGATGTCGACATCGACTTTGGCAACTACCTGTACACTAAGGACTTGCGTACTTTAACACATTGGATTCACAATCCAGTCGAAGGCGTATGGATTAAGGGCTGTCGTAATCGTCCCTTACCCTGCATTGTTTTACGACACAAGATATGTGGCAGTGGAGGATTCTGTCAAGCGGAGCGATAGCGACCACTTTGGCTTTTAGAGGGCGAGGCGTCACGGCTTGGGCTTTAGGGCACCAGCACTCGGAAGCTTGCTTCCGTTAAGTGCGAAGGGAGTGATGCCTCGCCCTCTGTCTTTAATGACTCGGGACAAAAAAAGACCCCGATACCGTGATAGTATCGAGGTCGTTTGGGGGGTTAGGAGGCTTGGGTGACTGCGTTGAATAAGCTGTCTCCCACGGGGGCTTTCGTCACTTCAACTGTGAAGTGTTCACCGATGCATTTACTTAAGCCGTTGATTACATGGGCGAAGGAGTCTGCTTTGTTCATGCCTGAAGGTTTTGTGATGTTGAAAACCTTGAGCCATTTTCCGATTACCCAACCTTGTTCGGTTGATGTTTTGGAGAACATTTCGCTTGCGATGCCTTCACGCCCGTTTTGTTTGAAGGTAAGGCGTATTTCGGATGGCTTGTCTATAACACGGAGAAGTTCCATTTTTTGCGTGCCGACTTCGAGGGGGTTGCTACCGATGAATGCATCGAAATCGAAGCTGTCGTCATTAGAGTTATTGTTGTCGCCGAACATAGTGTTGTCGTTGTTGTCCATAGTATAAGGTGAATCGAGAGGGAACGAATTAGTTGATTGTGATACAAGCGAACCGAACTGTACGGATGCCTGCCTCTCTCTTCACCCCATAGGATCTTAAAATCCTGACTTGAGCTCCGCGTTGTGGGGAAGGATTTACCCTGTGCATAAACGAAGGGATAGGCAGATATGGAACGCATAGATAAACAGACTCGAGCTGTGAAGTATTCGAATATTGGAATGTATGATAGTAAGCTAGCCATGATGACTCGGGAGAAAAGAAAACCTCGCCAGCGGGTGAGGCTGACGAGGCGTGTGTATTGGACTAACTACTGAACAAAGGGGGTTATGATTTGAGTGCTTGCATGAGCCATGCTTGATCGTGGCACGCGATGTGTGCGTATTTAAGTATGTCTTCGTGAGAATATTTACTGGTTAGCATGGATTCAATGTAGGCTTCGTAATGGGTTTGAAAGCTATGACTAGCTTTGAGCGGTATTAACTGACGAATGAGATTGTATTCTGCATCGTGTGCTAGACTTTGTATTGATTCATATATGTCTGCTGCGGGCCAGTTTTCGAATGGTTCCCATGCGTGACTTTCTATGAATTCATTGAATTGATCATCAGTCCAGATGTTATAGTTGGTAGGCAAACTTTCGGTGAGGAATGTACCGGATGCCCATATGATTAATTCTTCGTGTGTCATCGTATGTATTCTCTTTCTTTAAGGTAATTCTCGAAGTCTTTTTCGAATCTGTCTAGCCAGGTTGGTGATGATAGTGCGTCAGCCATTTCTTTGCACATATCGGCGGCTGATATTGTTTCGTCAAGATCTGTATCGAAATAGAATTTGAATTTGTCTGCTAACGACACGTTTTTTGTATACTCTGCATAGGTTGGGAGTATAGATTCATGAGTACTCCATTCTTTTTCTACTTCGTCACTTGTTAGATCACATGCTGTATAGATATTTGTTATGTTTTGTTTGAATGTTTCTGCGAAGACTTTGGTGTCACGATATGATTCATTGTTTAACAATATCGGAACATTTTGTTTAATTGTTTCTTCGATTATTTTTATGTCGCTATTTATATGAGCGAGTCGGTTTTTGAGTTGGTCGATAGTCATTTGGATTGGTTCTGATTTAATTTCATACATGTTCTCGTTTGCATAATTTCTTAGCAGTTCATGTGATGTTGAATCTTCTGTGATTATTTGTTCTTCGTTACGAAAGCCTTTGTCACAAGGTATTGTGATTGTTATTTTTAATTGTTTCATTTGGTGTGTGGTTGATTATTATATATTTTGTTTATGAAGCGTTCATTTGCCCATTGATCAATGTATGGAGTGTGGGTTGTTAGATGATTAATTTTATCCATTACATGATCTAAGACTTCTCCGTCGTTAAGATATGAGTCGTCATCTGAGTTTGACGGTGTGTCATTTACGAAGTCTTTTATTTTGATTAATTCAGTTATTGGTATTTGTCTTATTTCGTTTGTCATTTGGTGTGTGGTTTAGGATTATATGTATTTTGCTATTTGTTCAGTTGTTTGGTCGTCGCATTTACTTAATTGTTGTTTGAATGTTGATTGGCCTATTTTTATGCTTTTGCATAAATCTGTTATGTTTAATTTGTCGTTGTCGTTACCTATTTCTTCCATTGAATACCTGAATTCTATGGATGCTTTGATTATTAGAGCTTCAAGCCAGTCGCATTGTTTTGAACCTGTTGTTTCTTCACATTGTTTGGCTATTGTTTGAAGTGATAGATTGTTATTGATCATTTGGTGTGTGGTTGATTCTTATTATAGTTTAATATTTCTTTATATATTCCTGTATCTATTTGATGGTATTTATTTTGATCGTTTGGCGGGTCTACAT